ATCCCAGCTCAACCTGTAGTTGAAGCGATGTTGGATGGTATTTCCAAACCTGCTGAGTTCCCGAAGCTCTTTGTTTATCTGCGCGCATCGCTCAATATAGGCTTGGACCGTCAATGCTTGAGCACCAAGACCGTGCCCATCCTTCAACGCAACCATAAGCTCCACAGCCTTCTCAAGTACATCCTCTTCCGCTCCACACGCAAGTGCTAACAACTCAGCCGCTTCAGATACGATGTGATTGCGTAGATCCTCAAGCCGCGTTACACGTTGAACAACAGCCTTATGGAGTCTCTCTCCTGTAACAAAGATGTTATCAGGGGTTGTAGTAGGTACTTCTTTAGACATAATCCCCTCATGCAATCAAGCGAGTAGTCCCGCCCTTCTTCACTACGTTCAGTCTATTCGTAAACAAGCTCTTGAAATGGTCCTGATGCGTAATCACGAACACTGAATCAAACCGCTTCTTGTGTTCGTTCAGTAAGTTCAAGATGGCATCAACACCAGACTCGTCCACACTCTCAAACGGTTCGTCTAAGAACCTGAATGAGATACTCTTGTTGGCGCGCATAGATGCAAGGTCTCCGAGAGCGAAGGCAATCACAAGGTTTGCCCTTGACCGTTCTCCTGTCGATGATGCCGTATATGAAGACCCGCCGTGCGTCTGATCTACCACAATATTGAACTTTTCTACAGTCTTACCGTTCTTGAGCTTCTTTTGCGTATTGAACGTAACACTCATCTCACCGTCTGTCAAGAGGTTTGAGTAATGTGCTGCGGATTCGTTCAGTATTGGTGTAACGTGCTCCAACATGAAGCTGCGGATTCCACCAGGAGAGAATCCCGTGAGCCAGTAGTCGTAGACAGCCTGTTGGTTCTTCAGACTCTCTATCTCCTGTGTCCGTAGAGCCGCCTCCTGGGCCTTCTCAGCGGCTTCCTGTACTATACGCTCCTGCACCCCCTCGAATGGGTTGACCTCAGCCCTGGTGTGGTCCTGAAGCGCCTTGAGCGAGGCTTCCTGCTTCTCCAGCCGCGCCTTCAGTTCTTTCGCCGCTGATACCTTCTTTGATACCTCAACCAACACATCCATAGAAGATTGATGAAGACCCTTCCTATGGTTGGCTTCGTGTAACTCACCCTTCAACGTATTCAACGCCTTTGTTGTGGACTCTACAAAAGCGTTCTCTTCCTTTATGTGATCAGCTATACGCTCGTCTAGCTCTTGAATAGTCGCAGCAATCTCCGCCACAATCTTCTCGGCATGACCAGCCGTAACAAGTTGGAAACACTTTGGACACTCAACAACACCCTCTTGAGCAGCTCCAAGATCATTGAAGCGATCAAGCTTTTTGTACTCCTGCTTCTTCAAGAGCATGTCTCGGTCTACATACGTCCTGTAAATAAGGGTCTGCTTTTGAAACTCATGATAGTCCTTATCATAACGCTCTTGCAGAGACTCTACCTCACTAAGAGTTTCTACATAAAGTTGGTTTACGTTCTCCAACTTATCGGCAAGACCTTCACCAAGTCCTATAGTCTTTTCAAGCCCCGCCATCTCTTCGTACAACGTATCAAGCTGCTTCTGGAACTGCGCGATACGTATATTCTTGTTGTCTTCGTAGTTGTCGAGGTCCTTTTGAGCATGCTCCAAACGTTGCTCTGCTTGCGCACAAAACCCATTCAACTGCTGCAGAACGGCTTCGGCAACCATAAGCCTCTCTTGTACCTCTTTCAATCGACCTTTCGTATGCTTCTGTGCGATCCCCAACAACTCGGTACGTAATAACCTCTCCAGAAGGTCCTTCACCTGTGCATCCGTCATCTCAGAAGCGCGTACTCCTGCGCCAGGCATCATTACACAGAAAGTGTCAAAGTTCAGCCCGAGAATGTTGTCTATACGCTTCTGGGTCTCAGCCATGTTGGCACCAGTAGCGTTGGGATCACCATTCCGGTACAAACGTAGGTCATTGGGCTTGTCTATCCCTTCGATGATTTCATGCCTACGCCAGCGCTCCACGACATAGGTAACGTCGTCTTCTACAAAGGTAACCTTCACTCTACAGTTCTTACCAGGCTTACCTGCTATCTCCTTGACCACTTCGTCGTTCTTCAAACCCCGGATAGTCTTGCCCCAAAAACACCAACAGATTGCCTCTAACAGAAGACTCTTACCGGCACCGTTAGAATCAGCTTTCGGTGCATCATCATTCTGTCCTGTAATAAGAACAAGCCCTTGATCATCAAGATTAAGGGCTATACTCTCTATAGAACCAAAGTGTCCAATTTCAAGTGTTAGGAATTTCATCAGTCCTCATGCAGCTCGTTGTACACCTCATCGAAAGCCTTGTCTGTTCCAAGACTGTAGATGGCTTCCTGTTTACTTATGGAGTGAATCAACTCTTCATAGATCTGCTTGCGTTTGCCTTTAGGAAGTTTCAGGTCATTCAATGTAAGAATGAGGTCATTCATTAGGCTAGCAGCACTACTCATTAGTCATCTCTCTTTGGATAGGCGTTGTAATCTGTGAGGGCATCTTCAAGTAACGTGAGTGCCTTTCTCAAATCCCGCATCTCACGAAGAATCCACTCACGGTTTGTTTCTTGCTCTTCTGGCTCTAGAAAAGGGTTCGCACAGTTTATGCCGAACCGCTGAGTCTTGCCTATGGCCGCTTGAAGCTCTCCACACTCCTCTACAACCCAGGCCAACTTTCCTCGTAGGTTTGTAGGTCTGAATGAATCATCAACCATCATCTTCTTCCTCTACCATTTTAATGGTTCCCAACAACTCAAGAGAGATTTGAATGGTACACACGACACCCGTATCACAGCGTTTACAGTACAAAACCTCGTTTGTAGGTTCTCCCATAACTGGGTGAGACAAGTAGTAATCACTGAGGTCCCGAGAACAATCAACACCACACGTTGGACAACGCCACTCAATGATGTAAGGCATATATTGACGCTTAGCTCCTTCAATATGTCTATTCGCTAGGTGTCTCAGTTTCACTTTCTTCCCCAACTATAGACACAAGTAACTTCATGGTGTAGTCCCCAGGATTCAAACGCGCCTGCTGCTCCGCTTTCTTCTTCAACAACTCCAGTACCGTACCACACAACATGTCAGCGATATGCACACTCTGCGAGTCTCCATCCCGCTGCACAGTGAAGTCTATCTCTGCTAAGATTGTGTGGGTTGTAGCCTCGGCGCCAGCAGAAGTCATGTGACTTATTCGAGGTGACTTACTCATCGTCCACCTCCACAAACCGACAGAACTCGACGTCATCTGTGATCAACATCACTTCATTATCAAGTCCTGTAGCCCTAGACACGGCCTCTTTTATTGGTTTGTAGTCATCCATGTAACGAAGCATTTCATTAGGCATTTGTACTACAATAGCATTGCCGATACCACCTCGTATAAGGATGTTGTAATCCCCGACACTGATCTCCTGCCCATCCTTTGGAACAAGCGACACCAACTTGTACTTCTTCATAAATGACTCCTACTAGCTTCCTTCAACAACTCCAACCCCATATCCAAACAATCCTCCGTTGGTGGCGTATTCGCACTCACCCAAGCACGCAGAGCTGCTTCAGGGTCTAGTTGGCTGACTTCCAATGTAACACGTGGCGCCGTCTTGTCAACCTTAGAAACCACTTCCAGCTCAGCGCAGGGGATTTGCGTACTAAGTCGCCGCACCACACTCTCTGAAACGGCCGTATCAACTAAGACACGAACAAAGTCCTGCTCACGCGTTGTTACACCTTGAGTGTCTCCGTCGACAAGAATAAACTTGGGAGCGGAAGTTTCTATCCGATCAAACTCTACATGATCCTGGAACACACGAACATGGAGGAAGCCCCTCTTTCCTCCAACGTCACTCCAGTTTTGCTCATGTGTCGCTCCCACATACCACCCATTGCGGAAGAGTTTTTGATGTTGATGATAGTGACCAAAGAAACAAGCAGTGAACTTGTCGTGAGGTACGTCAGACACGCTCACATCCTGGTCTGATACAAGAATGTAATCACTACCAACCTTAGCCCCGCGCATTCCCTGGTGCGCCATAAGGATGTTTGCTTCACCAGGTATCGTCAACTTTCCAGCAAGGTGCAACAACTCTTTGGCTTGCTCTAAGTTCGGCGTATATGGGACAGCTACAAGACTTACACCAACTATCAAGGAGACAGCTTGTATTTTGTCCAAAACATGTACACCGGGTAGACGTTGGAGACTTTCGAGTACGTGAATCTTCCCAAGACGATCTGCATAATCATGATTCCCCGGAAGCATAAATAAACCACCACCTACTGGCAGGATACGACCTAAACGCGCAATCCGGTCAAAAATCAAGTTGTAAGCATCCACATCCAACTTGGTACGCCGATGGAACAAATCCCCAGCGAACAATACGTTGGGGATTTCATGTACCTGAACATAGGCTTGTATCTCATCCAAAACACGTACTGCATCTAGTAGACGTGTGTTGTAGTGCGCACCCTTCCACATTGGGACACGTTTGGACCCATACTTGAAGTTGTGTCCGTGCAGATCTGAGAAGATAACGAACTCAGTCAAAGGTCCCATGTTACCTCAAACTTGTATTGATAAGGCACGTGTCCAACGACCTCACCTTTTAGATAAATCGGATCATAGTCAATACCCTCACTGATCCGTAGTCCAGGAAGATGTTCAGACTCGTCTTCCAGTCGCTCCACTAACTCATAGAGTTTGGCAAGTATCTCCTCACGTGGCATCAGTATCACCTACTGTAGGGATGTTGTAGTGCTTGTAGATGTCAGCCTCCAACGAAGCCAACAACTCCGGGTCATTACGTAAAGCTGTGTAAGCGTTGATCCTACCCTGACCAATACGCAAGTCATTGTGACTGTACCAGGCACCCGACTTCTTCACGAGCTTCAAATCTACAGCGGCGTCGAGAACTTCACCCGCTCGGTTCACACCTTGACCATAGAGAAGGTCAAACTCACTGACCTTCAACGGAGCGGCTACCTTGTTCTTCGCGAACTTTACGCGGGTACGCCCGCCAATAACCTCGTCACCTTGCTTCAATGAAGCGATACGCGTGACCTCCAGACGTTGTGATGCGTAGAACTTCAAAGCATTACCACCTGACGTAGCAACCTTAGATCCGAACATCACCCCAATCTTGTCTCGCGTCTGGTTGATGAAAATCAGAACTGTCTTGGTGACGCTTACAGCCTTACTTAGCTTTCGACAAGCCTGACTCATCAGTCGAGCTTGCACACCTATGTGATGGTCCCCCATTTCACCATCAATCTCAGCCTGAGGAACCAATGCAGCTACTGAGTCTACAACAATGAGATCCAAAGCGCCTGTACGTACTAGAATCTCTACAATGTTGAGAGCCTCTTCACCACTATTCGGCTGCGAAACTGACAGTTCCTTTATATTACAACCCAAACGTTGGGCGTAGTCTTTGTCAAGTGCGTTTTCAGCATCTACAAAAGCACACAGACCTCCTAGTTTCTGTGCCTCTGCAATGGCGTGTAAGGTCAACGTAGTCTTACCAGACGCTTCCTTACCAAAAATCTCTATGATACGGCCACGAGGGTAGCCGCCTACACCCGCTGCATGATCAACACCAAGAGAACCAGAAGGTATTGCATCTACATCGAGCATCTCTTCATCCCCCATGAATATGGAGCCTTCTCCATACTGCTTCTCAATAAGACCAAAAGCGGTTTTCAGTACATCACGTTTATTCATTTCGACCTCAAGGTAAAGGACACCTTTAGCCCTACCCAAGTGAATAGGACTAAAGGTGCTTCCTAGCGGATTCAGTTGGTAGCTGCCTCGCGAAGTGCCTTCTCAAGGTCCTCCTCTGGCGCTTCAGCTGTCTGTGCTGCTGGTGCCGGTGGAGTTGCTGCCGCTGTCTGTGCTGGAAGGGATTTGGAAGATCCACCCTCTGGTAGCGAAGCGATGAAGTCACCTCCAACGCCTTCATGCAACGTGGCCAACATCTCTTCGTAGCTCATCGTGAACCCAACCTGATGGAGTTGCGGAAACTCTGTCTCGCCTGGGTTGTATGCCGATGGATCCATGTCGCAGTTTACCTGATACCGCGTCATCTTCGGATCTTTTGCAGGGAACTTGGTGACGATGATTCCACGACCGTCTTCCAACTTAGTGATGTCACGACCACCAGTTGTGATCATTCCCAAGATCATGTCGTACACGGTCAAGGGAGCTGCGTACACCTGAATCTTCGCATCGCCTGCGGCGTAAGGAGCTTCCTCACCAGGATTTGCCTGCGTCCACGTAGCTACATCCTCAGCTGTGTACTCAGGATCCTTTGCATCGACGACATTGAGAAGATATGTGGTCTTGGCCCGGATGTCCTTTACCAACGCCTTGGCTTGAACATTAGTCTTGTCCTTCTTTAGTTCGTTCACAAACTCACAGATTGGGCAAGGACCATTCAGTCCAGGAGTCTTCAAGGGACAAAGGATCGGACCTTTTTGTTCACTAGATACGTTCCAATGCTGTGCTACTTCACGCCAGAACTGGTCAGCATACTCTTCTTCCTTATCCGTCCATGCAGGCATGATGCGGATATGATTCTGACCTGCCTTTGGCTTCCAGAACTGTGCGCGTGCCCCGCCGCCTGTGCGTGCGAGACGTTCCTCTGCTGCTGCCTTTGCTGCTGCTACTTTTGCTAATACGTTACTCATTGTTTCGTTCCTTTTGTTGTGTTATTACTTCTTGTTACCGACGATTTCTCGTACAGCTTTCTCACGTTCCATGATGACTGGGTCAGCATGACCCTCAGCACGGTACGCCCAACCTAGCTGGATGAGCATGTCTTTTCTTTGTATCATAGCAGTTACAGCCTGCTTTAGCAAGCCCGTTCTGAGTTTTGCTTCATTATATTTCTTCAATGATTTCACGTACTCAGGGTCCGTGGTTACAGTGTCCTTGACCCGCTTCTCTGTAGCCCTAACCCCGGCTGCAGTCATGTTCACGGTTGCCTGCGCACTCAATGCTGCTTCAACCCGACCAAGCTCTCCCTTCAGGTCAACTTCCTCATCCAAAGACAGCTCGAAGAGAGTTGCCCAGTGACGAAATTTGTCACCTTGCTGTTCGAACTCAGTATTGAGGTCAGCACGATTGATCTTCGAATCTTGTTCAATCGTGTTCGGGTAAGACACACCTCGAATAACAAACTCGTCCATGTTTTCCTCCTACATCAACAACCCTGTTGCGGCGTGATTGAGAATCATCGCTGCAACATAAAGTGAGAACAGTAGTGCTATTGAAGGCAGTACTGCAACTGCACACTTCAAAAAGAAGACTGTCAAGTCTCTCAACTGTACGTTGTACCAACTACTCATAGGCCAATCCCTCGGCTCCTCAAGGTGATGAAGGAAAGCTTCTGCTGCCTGCAGACGCTCTGCTGGTTTTATTTCTTGGTCACGCGCCATCTCAGCGAGCTGCGACAATGCATAACCTTTTGGATTTTGCGCTAGTTGCTCAGGCGTTGTCATCTTGTGTTTCCTCTGTATCCGCTTCCATGTCAAAAGCGGTTCACGAAGGCGTTGAATCCTCCAATGACATCTTCTTGGATGCCCCACATAGACCCCGAACGGTCTAATAGTATGTTGATCGATGTTAGATTTGGATTTGTCACTTTATCTCCTTCTTATCCGCCCAGTTTGTTTTACTGAATGCAAAATCTGTTATGATAGGAACTGCAAACTCAAAGTCCTGCATGGCCTTCAACATGTGATTCACAATAAAGAACTCGTCTTTGTGAACATAGGCCTGGATTTCATCGTGTACGAAGTTGACCAGCTTAGACTTCTTACAATGCTTCTTGAACAGTTCAAACACTCGAACGACTGCAATCTTGAACAAGTCTGCTGCCGTACCCTGAATCAGGAAGTTAGTGCCCTGGCGCTCAGCACGTCCGACCATCCAATAAAACTTCTTTCCGAGTAGCTTGTCAGCCTTAGCGTGTGGCAACCTACGTGGTCTACCAAAGTGGTTATACACCACTGCGTTTCTACGAATCTCCCGATTAGACGAGTGAATGAACCGCTTCACCCCAATATACTTGTACAGGTACTGATCGATGTAGTCTTGACAGACCTTGACCCACGCTTCCTCGTCCAATTCTTTGTACTGATCCGGTCTAGGAATCTGTTCTGACAGACCTGGTGCACCGACCCCGTAGATGATACCGAAGTTGATTCTCTTCGCAATAGTACGAAGCATGTCCAGCTTACCGTGCAGCTCATGGTCCTCATCTTTCAAGATGGCAATAGCCTCGTCATACACATAACCAAACATCTCACACATGGTACGTGTGTGGATATCCTGCTTGTTAGCATACGCGTCTAACAGTAGTGGGTCCAAACTGTAGTGTGCTGTCAGCCGAACCTCTACCTGCGAGTAGTCAGCAAACAAGTAGACATAATCGTCTCCTGGGGAAATGAACGCCTTACGAATACGCTTATCGCCTCCTGGGATGTTCTGTAGATTCGGATCAGACGAACTCATACGTCCCGTGGATACATTCTGGTTGAATGAGCAGTGAAGGATATCGTCGTCTGTGATCTTGTTCAAAATACCAACCACATATGTATCACGCAGTTTCTTGATTTTTCTGAGATCCAAGATCTTTTCAATGATTGGGTGCTTTGCTTTCAACTTCTTGAGCACCTTAGCATCAGTGGAGTAGTTACCTGCTGCAGTTCTCTTCGTAATCTCACAACCTGCCTTATCAACCAGCGCGTTACCCAACTGTGCTGGTGAGTTCAGGTTGATTTCTCCAAGAGTCTTCTTGATCTCCTTTTCAAGGTCCTCAGCTTCCTCAGTTAGCTCTTCCTTCAAGTCCACTAAATAGGGCCGATCAATCTTCACACCAGTGCATTCTGCTTCCATCAATGCCCTAGACAACTTGATCTCATTCACATACAACTCTTGGAGCTTTTGGTCAAAAACCATATTCTCCATGACGTGGGAATATACACGCCAAGTGAGGTAAGTATCTGTTGCTGCATACTCGGCCATCAACTCGATTGGAATGAACCCGTAGTGTACATCATCTTTCTTTGTGTTCTTGTACGGGTGATCAGCCAACTCGTTATCAATGACCCACTGCTTGAGTTCACGCTTACCTTTGTCTTGATGCTCGATTTCCAGCGCCAACTCTTCAGCCCGTTGCTTTATCAAGGCTCTGTAACCTGTCAGACGTGCCCGAGACTCACGGCCACGCCAGTCACTGATTTCGGCCTCCTTGAGCTTCGCTTCAGGGCCTACAAGCCCGTTGAACTTGATGCCAGTGTCCTGGCTCTTCCAACCACTAGCGATGGTCTTGAGGGCTCCTGGAGCGTTCTCATCAAAGAGCTGCCACAGAATCCGCGTATCGTGAATAGGCGTCAAAATCTCGATGTTGTCGGCACGATACATGTGTGCATCAAACTTCCAGTTGTGCCAGATTGTAAAGACGTCGTCCCGAGCAAAGAACTTCTGTAAGTCTTCTCGGATATCATCCATACACAACTGTGCTGGTTGCTCACCATCTATACAAGAATCTTCATGCCGTACAGGAATATAGAAGTGAATGTCGCGCCATCCAAAAGACATCCCAACGATGCGGTCACCTGCAAACCAACGAAACCCAGACGTTTCTGTATCGGCTGCTACCAACTTCTGCTCATTAAGTAGTTGGTAAAAAGCGTCCCATTCATGTTTCGTATGTACCAGGTACAACTGAGAGTCTACCAACCCTGTGTACTTTGTCATCGGCACGCCATTAA